AGTATTGTCTCCAAATAGTTTTACATTAATAGTATCATCATACCAATCATTTTCATTTATTGTTGGAGTATTTGGGGGTAACCAATTTTGAGGAGTTCTTATATATACGTGTATACCTTCGTTTTCATTCTTAAAAACAGAATGTAATGCGTCTTCCGATATATTGTCCTCCATATAAAGAGTGCTAAATATACCAGTACTGTCCATATTATCTAGTCCAATCATAGGTATAGTTTCATCCGATAATGGCGATAGCTTAATAAGCGGAAAGTGACTTGTAGCGTTTGTTCCTATATCATTTTTCCAAGTAAGTGTTTCATTAAGATATGAACCACCATCCCAAATAACTAATGGAACATTATCAACCTGAAAATAACCAGATGATGTTTCCTGGCTAAAAAAATCATCCCACCACTGTTTTGTAAATTCAATGCCATATTTTCCATTGCCGGTCATTATTCGAATTAAGGAATCATTCTCTAACAGATGATTAAATTTGATATTCCATTCATTCGTATCATCATATGTTGTTCCATATGCGGCGTTAGTCCCCATAAGATTATCATTCGCAGTGAACCAAGTACTTCCAGTATTTGGTAAATTTCTTACTTGTATCCAAACACGATTTGCAGGGCGTTCTCGTTCGGGCTCTGGTTCTGGTTCTGGCTCTGGTTCAGGCTCTGGTTCTGGTTCAGGTTCTGGCTCTGGTTCAGGTTCAGGAGCAGGTTCAGGTTGTGGTTCAGGAGCAGGTTCAGGTTCAGGAGCAGGTTCGGGTTGTGGTTCCGGTGCTGGTTCTGGCTCTGGTTCAGGAGCAGGTTCTGGTTCAGGAGCAGGTTCAGGTTGTGGTTCAGGAGCAGGTTCTGGCTCTGGTTCAGGAGCAGGTTCTGGTTCAGGAGCAGGTTCCGGTTGTGGTTCAGGAGCAGGTTCGGGTTGTGGTTCCGGAGCAGGTTCTGGCTCTGGTTGTGGAGCAGGTTCGGGTTGTGGTTCAGGAGCAGGTTCAGGTTCAGGAGCAGGTTCCGGCTCAGGTTCAGGAGCAGGTTCGGGTTGTGGTTCAGGAGCAGGTTCGGATTCAGGTTCTGGAGCAGGTTCCGGTTCGGGTTGTGGAGCAGGTTCGGGTTCAGGTTCGGGTTGAGGCTCTGGTGCTTCTACACTAGGTATTGCCTCGAAAAAGTCTGCTTTATAATCAAAAGCTATGTAATAGGCTCTAAATTGTTGTGATAAATTTTGTTTAAAATAATTGATTTGATCATGAAGAGCATCTTGGCGGGAAGAAATTCTTGGATCAATAAGAACACCGTGTATTTTTGCTGTAGTTTCAGGTTCTGTCCAAGGAGGCATTAATTCAGTAGTTAATGATTGGGCAATCCTATATCCTTTAAAAACTCTAGGATCAAGTCCAGTGGTGGTTTGTTGTATAAGTAAAGAAAAAAAATCGATTTGGTCTTGGTGAAAATTATACCCCCATTCCCAAAAACGCAATGAAGATTTAGAATCTTCAAGTACGTGTTCATGTGGCATTCTATAATTTTTATTTATATTTTGTTTAAAGGAAAAATTATACTATAAAATATCTTTATATAAAATGACAATTTTAGAAAAACTTAAAAAATTTATTAAAAAATATAACATACATGTTTTTAACTTAATGAATGGAATTGAAACAACCATTTTTGTAAATGAAAATATGGATTCAATTTTACCAGTAATAAACAAAAATTTTATATTGTTAATAGTTGGTGAAAATTGTTTTATTATTTCGAGATTATGTGCTATTCGTTGGGAATATTTTAAGATTTTACTAACAAAGCATTGTAATAGCTTAGAAAATATAAAAGGATGCTTTATTGTAAATCTTACAAATATGGTAATAGATTCTGGATTATTGCCAAATATCAATTATAAATATTTTGCAAGAAATCTAATGATATTTTTATATGAGAATAATGGTAACAATGTATATATAGGAAAAGTTGAACTAATTGAATGGAGAAAATTTTTAGAATTATTAATACCTCCAAAAAGTTATTGGAAAAAACAATTATATGGGTTTGGTATTGAGGAAATAGTGAATACAAATAATAATGAAGATAATTTGTTACCAAGTGATTTTAATACATGATTTATTTATTTATTAAATAAAATCTTATATTAACATAGGATGGTCGACTTTAATGTAACTTACTATGACTGGAAAAATAATGGTAAATTAATTGATTCATTGTTTACTGAAAAAAATATAATAAGTAAGTTTGATACAGTATCTCAATTAAAAAAGAAACTATGTGTATATGTTGGAGAAGATGTTTTAAAAAAGTCAATTTCTTTGAATGATTTATATTTATGGGTTGATGACAATTGTAGCCCATTTATCAAAAATGGAAAGAAAGACGTTTTTTCAGATACTAAGAATGATGATTATTTACTATATAAATTTACTGAAAAACAGAAAGGATTTAAATTTACAACAATATTTGAACTCAAAAATAGGTTAGAAAAGAAAAAAGATACAGCAAATTGGGTAAGCGAATATATAGAAAAAAACGATAATTCTAGTTTAAGTAAAGTAATTAAAAATAAATCACAAATAAAAAATATAAAAGAAAACGCGTCTATTGTTGGGAAAATAGAAAGTCTAAATATTTCTGAAAAGGTTTTACCGATAAAAAGACTTGTACATACAATGATTTTTGCTGATATTGTTTTATCGAATCAAAACAAAGGATTGAATTTAGATCTTGAAAAAATATTTCAACGTTTTCCTTTAAATATTAATGTACCTCTTTCAAAGCTTGGGACAAAAGGAAAATCAAAAACAAAAATATATAAACCGGCTTTAAAAAAAGATATGGAAAAGAAGTTTTGGAAAAAATGGCAACAAGAAGATGATAAAGAGCAGAATCTTCAGTTTAAATTTATGAGTAACGAAAACATAATTCAAGTAACAATATATAAAAATTCGGGTATTTCAGTTAGGTGCTCTGGAAGTATAACACGTGAAAATTGGAAATCAATATATAAAAATATTATTGATTGGGTTATTAAACCAATAAATAATATAAATACTAAGAAATTCAAGTATTTATCTTATGAAAAAATTAATTATAGATTAATAAAATCACGAACAATTCTTAAAAAAAATGTGAATATAAATTCAGATATAAATAATATTTTTAGCAAATATATACCATACTTTTCTGTATCAAATTCCGATATATCGAATGAAGGTAAGATAAATTTTATAAAAATAAGTGATTATCTTAAAAATCGAGTCGATATTACAAATGAAATATATTCATTTTATGGAAAAGATAAAAATATTGAAAATACTATTGAAAGACTTGGAATATTATTTATGATATCAGACGAAGATGTTAATGACGAAATAGAAAACTTAAAAAACGACAAAACATTAAGATATTCCAGAAAACCTGTATCAGGGCAAAGTTCACCAAATTATGATGAAAATATCCAAAATTTAGGATATAGTATTAAGTTTAGATATGATTCTGAGTACATTAAGATTATTCATAATGGTAATAATTTGGAAGAAATAGAGTTTGCCATAAATGTTATGAGAAAAGTTTTTTGGTTACATAGAAACGATAAGTCAAAAAACAAAAAAACAATAAAAACTGGAAACAATGATTCTGATGATTCTGATTCTGATTCTGATTCTGATTTAGATGCTTTAATAGCGAATATTGATGATGATATTGTATTAAATAATGATTCTGATGATTCAGATTCAGATTCAGATTCAGACAATAAGTCGCATAATGATAAAAATATAGATGATATAGACGATATATCAGATGATTCTGATGAAGAAGACGATTCAAACACTCAAAAGACTGATAAATCATGGTACAGTTTATATACTAAAGAAAGACCAAAAATACCTAAAAAAGATACAACTCTAATTCGTTTTGGTCTTCCTCCGGCAGGATGGAATACTGCTAAGAATAAGGCTTCTAATATTAGAAGTTATCGTTCTGAAAGACTAAAATATTATGATCCAGAATTGTTTAATATGAAATTCAGTGAATCTGGTAAACCAGACTCCAGAAAAGGTGGAAGGATAGAATTTAGCACATCTTGTTCACCAACCGATTCTCATCCGATAGCTTTTAATCATGCTGAATGGGAAAAACTATTAGAAATATTAAAAGAATGGACAATTAATAATCCTGAAGAAAAGGATAATCCGCGTATATCAGATTCTTTAGAGTACAGAAATGTTTGGTATTTGTCATGTGAATGTATATGTGTTGGATGTATGTTGCCTCTTCGGTTTAATGAGTTAGATAAACAAGATAGATGTCCAAAATGTAACACTAACGATTATACTATAAGAAATGACTCAAACCAAACAGGAAAAAAGATTAATCTGGGTCCGACAAAACATGGTTTGACAGTATGGCCATGTAAAAGAAAAAAGGAGAAAATATCGAATGTTTCGCGCAAGACTTCCGATTCATCTGTATATATATTGGGTAAAGATCGTTTTAATTTAGAAAAAGGCCGTTTTAGTGATTTACCGGATGTTATGCATAAATTTTTTGGTAATTCAATTGATATAAAATCTGGAAGTATGCCAAAAAGCAAAAAATCATTTATTTTAAGATATGGTATTTATGAAAAATCTTTAGAAAATCCATTCATTAAAGCAATTAGTGTTTTATACGGAAGCGATATAAATATTGTTTTGGAAAGAATGATAGATAGTTTATTTAATGCAAAGCAATTTTTGAAAACTTGTGATGGTTATTTAGTACGATTATTTTCAGCAAAAAGAGATATTAACGAACAAAACTATCAAAAATGGTACAAATCACAATCAATTAAAGATTCTATAGATGAAAAATACATGAAACAAATATATCTTGCCTATTCTAATTTTTGTGATTTTATCAACGATACATCACTTGAACACGACCATAATATAATGTGGCCTATAATGTGTTATCCTGGAGTATTGTGGGAAAATGGACTAAATCTATATTTATTTAAAACTGATAAAAAAACTGGTAATGAAGCAAATTATGTTTGTCCTCCTAATGGAGAATCATTTTATTATCATTATGATGAAGAAAATATTAATAATAAAACTGCTTTCTTGATTTTTTACACAATGGATGATGGTCGATTTTATTATGAACCTTGTATTAAAATTAATATTTCTCAAAAAAGAAAAGAACAAATACTATTGTTTGATTCTTTACCAAATAAATCAAACACAGATTCTAATGGTATATCAAGCTCTGCGTGGAATAGTGTAGCCCCTCTTAAACAGCATTGTGGAACTTCATTACAAGATAAATATGTTAATTATTTAAGAAAGAACAATTATAAACTTAATTCATTACCATATAGTCTTAATATTACTAATCAGGGTATACAAGGAATTCAACAATTAAGTGTCAAAAATATTCTTAAGAAGATGAAAATTGAACCTTATGGACAAATAATGAATTCAAAGTATCAAATTGTTGGATTATTAATCAAATATGAAAATAAAACATTTTTAGTACCAATATATCCAAGATCGATAATAATGGATTTGAAAATATACGATAAAATACCTTGTGATAATCTTGCAAACCTAAATGAAACATATTCATTTTATGAAATGCTAAGCAAAAACAAAATGAATACAAAACCTTTACAATATACAATTGATTTACAATCAAATAAAATTAATGGAATTATATTAGAAACTGATACATTAATACCAATTAAGTTGTCAGAACCCAATGCCAATAAATTTAAATTAACATTAAGTAAACGTCCTATTTATGAATGTGAAAATATTTCAATAAATATTAAAGATAACAGAAAAGAATACATTAAGCAGTTCAATGATTATTGGGTAAAATATGATAAATTTTGTATGAATGTTTCCAAAAATATTAAAAAGGATAAAATTGATCTTACTAATAAAAATCTTGATGAAATTAAAGAAATTATCAAAAATGCTTCCAAAAATGTAGATGATATAGATGATTATTTAAATATATTATTGGAAGAATATGATTACAATTATGTTCGAAGAAAAGACATTAAAACTGGTAAAACACCCATGTTTCTTGCAACTTTAGAAACTAACAAAAAAATACCAGATACAAAAACTTTTAGTGATAATGAAAGCAAGAATTTCTACATTATGAATCAAAAAAGACAAAGTATTTATGAAAAATATATTCCATATTACAATCCTGATAATTTAGATGTTTTAATGGATACAAATAACTATTCTTTGAGTGATACTGGAATTAGACTTTCAAAAACTTGGCAATTGAAATTACATAGAGATTTTAGATATGTTTCACATAATGATAAATATAATTACATATCTAAAATAGCTCATGTTTCTACAGAAGAAAAAATTAAAAAACTTCATGATAATAGAAATTGGATACAAATTGGTAATGATACAAATTCTCGTGTCATAATATTAAACATAAATGGTAATGCAACCATTCGTTCTACAAATAAAGATTTTCAATATAATTTATTATTTTATGAAGTAAATAATGATTTTTATCCAATCTTTTTTACAAAATCTTCAAATATTGTATTCAATATAAGTGATGAAGATTTATCTACTGAATTTTTCAAAACAATTGGAATATCTCCAAAGATACCAAAAAATAATGACCCACCAGCTCCAGCTCCAGTTCCAGCTCCAGCTCTAGCTCCATCTCCAGCTCCAGCTCCAGCTCCAGCTCCAAGTCCAGCTCCAGCTCCAGCTCCAGCTCCAGCTCCAGCTCCAGCTCCAGCTCCAGCTCCAAGTCCAAATCCAGCTCCAGCTCCAGCTCCAAGTCCAAATCCAGCTCCAGCTAAATCCAAAGTAGCAGTATCAAAAAAAAAATCCAAGTCTAAAGTAAAATATTGTGCTTGGGAACCAACTAAAGCTCGTCAAAAGTGTCAAGTTACAGACGATCCGTCAAAACAATCTGATAAATGTGAATTAAATACTAATAATAGATGTGTAATGAAAAAAAATTTAAATCAAGATAATAATAAATTTTGTAAATTTTTAAAACGTGAAAAGCCAACAAAAAGTAGATGTGTAAAAACAGTTCTTAAATCAGAGAATTCAGATAAGTGTGTGTATAATACAAAGACAAATTATTGTAATACAAAAAAATAGTATTACAAATTCAGATTTAACAAATTATATATGTATAATTCATGTACGAACTGTTATATACAATCGCAATTGTGTCAATAGTGGCATATATGTTTTATGCTTGGTATAATCCTAAATTGGTATACGTCCGATCCAAAATAGATAACAAAATATATGTAGTAAGAAATTTAGAAAATAAAGAAGATGCTGCAGATGTTTTGGCAAAGGTTAGTAAGCGTTTAAACAGTGTTGTCGAAAAGTTCATAAAGAAATATGGTGAATCTGATGATAGAGTTAATTTATTAGTAAAAAGATTTAGAAAACATGAAATTCGTGAAGCTTTACCTGCGATGAATTCTACAAGTTATAGCATTAATAAAGGAGAGCGTATCGTACTTTGTATTAGAGGAAAAGGAGAAAAAGAGAAATTAGGAGACGTAAATACAATAACATTTGTAGCATTACATGAAATGGCACATATTATGACTATTTCAATAGGCCATAAAAAAGAGTTTTGGGAAAATTTTAGATTTATATTGGCCCATGCAATTGAATGGAAACTATATAAACCAGTTGATTATCAAAGTTCGCCGAAACCATATTGTGGAATAAAAATAACAGAATCTCCACTAAAAGATGGAGATGAATCCAAATATTTATAATTGAATAGATCGTCTATAAACATTACCCAATAATTGTATAAAGTTATCAAAAGATTCAATATCGGATTCACTAATGTTTTGGTAAGGAAATTCAATTTTATCGGAACTATTATTGAAATTTATAATATATATAATAGAATTGTGAACTAAAAAATTGTTCTTCCACATATTATTTTTTGTAATATTTGCTGATTTTAGAGATTTGATAATTTCATTAATTTGTATTTTCCAATCAGATGGTATATTATAGTTGTTAATTTTTGTTCCACAATATGACATTATGAGGGAATTATCTTTAGTTGACAGTATTACTGGGAAATGTTTTTTTTTATATAAAGCTTTTAAAATTTTTTCTTCCTTTTTATTATTCATAATTGTTTTATTGTTGATTTTTTTTACAATTAGCTGATTACAAATAGTATATTTAATAGACTCTTCTATAATATTTTTGTGTTTTTTTGAAATATTATGAATACTAATTGTAGATTTTTGTCCAATATATTTTTTTTTATATTTTTTTAGAATATATTTTAAGTCAATTCCGTTTAAAGTAGATATATCAATAAAATCATTAGAAGTGACTATACCAATTGAATTATGGTTATGATTATTATGAATTATTTTTTTATCCAATTTATTTTTATTTAGAGAGTTATGTGTATTTTTATCAAAATAATTTTCAAAAATAAGAAATATATTGTGATAAATTTGTAAAGAAGTACAATATTTATCTAACAAATTTTTTTTGTTAATATCCAGTTTATATTCACAAAATGTATCTATATTGTTTTGATTTTTAATGAATTCATATATAAAATAAGATTTTAAGTATATTTCAGAGTCATATGTGTTTTGATTAGTTTTGAAATTATTATAAAATGTAGAATCTTTAGATAAATTTCTGGCATATAAAACAATATTCAAAAGTAGAAATATATTTGTTTTAATAGCTTTTAGTTCTACGTATGTTTTCAATATTCTGGTTATTGGTAAAATAAGTTTTTTTTCCTGATACATATATAAAATTTATAGAAAATCGGATTCTATAAATTCAAAATAAGGATAGGCTGATAAATTAGATTTATAAGGGGGGAATGGTTGATTTTTTGTTAATATTTACAATTAGTTTAATAGGAGCTTTAACAACTATTCTAATAAAAATGGGTACTACAATAAAATATGAAGAAATAGACATAAAACATCCAAAACTGTTTTTAAACGTTTTTTGCCATCAATATATAGTTGACCCAATAATTGCATTATTAATAACAATATCTTTTAAACCACGTATATCTCAAGTTTATGGTATGTTTATAGTAGCTGTAACCCCTGCAACAGGAACTGCCAGTGTAACAACTTATACTGTTAATGGAGATGTTTCTCTTGCGATAGCATTATCGATGGCATCATTAGTTCAGAGTATTGTTTTTACACCATTAATATTCACAGCTTTGGTAAAATTGTATAATTTGATTACAAATACAGTAGGTAATAACAATATTATTCTACCATTTGAACGTATGTTTGGTTTGATGTGTTATGTTCTTTTATTAGTTGGAATTGGTTATAAAGTTCGTCAGAAATTTGATAGACAGAAGGTTGATAAAATGGGATTATACTTTCAACGGACTGCTATGTTTTTAATGATAATAGCGTTAATATCTTATTTGGCAAGTTTATCATATATTGAATCAATGACATCGAGTAATCCGTATACTTTTTATGGAGCAATGTTGTTAAAAATATTTGGTCAATTATCTTTGGCTTATATACCAATTTGTAATATTGAGGAGAAAAAGAAAGATGCTATTGTCCTTGTAAGTACTCGTAGAAGTCCTGGACTGGCTCTTGCTATAGCTGCATTATCTTTTGAAAATACAGAATATTATGGTGATGTAATAGCCTGGGTAATGGTATATGGTTTGATTCGTGATACAACAACAATGCCATATTTAATGGGGTTACGAAAACGTAGATTAGGGTATTATTGTTATAAAAAAAAGACAAATAGTGAATCAGATAGTGAATCAGATAGTGAATCAGATAGTAAAACTGGTGTAAATGCTTGTGAAATAGAATTAGAATCTAATTAGATTCTTTAATTTTAAAGAATACTTCTGAACATAATTTAACATCATCTTCTGTTCTATGTTGTTGTTTTACATCTTTATTATATAGAGTATTGTATACATTAATTAATTTATAACTATTAAGCTTAAGTTTTTTCCTTGCAAGTTTCAAGACACAAATAAATTTTTTTTGTTTAAATTTTTTGATAAAGTCAAAACGTTTGTAACGATAGGCTTCAGAAAGCAAAACATTTACATCAAAATCAGCATTATAAGCCAAAACAGTATGAACTTTATCTAAGTCTTTTGAGAATATATCAAAAATTTCATTAATTGGTTTTCCTTTTTCAATAGCCATATCTTGTTCAATACCATGTATATTTGAGTTTTTGATAACATAATTGTCTGGAAATATTAGCATCGATTTTTGATTTTTAATATTTAAAGTATTGTTTTTTTTTGATAATATAGCATATCCCAACTCTATTACACGTGAACATTCATAATATTTGGTTTCATTCGGTGGAAGAAAATGGCCACCACCACCGATGACAGGTAAACCAGTTGTTTCGCAATCAATTACAAGAGCCATTTTTGCGGTTAGCATTTGTGAACAGTTTTTGAATCATTTTTATGGTTTTTTTTTCATATAAATATTTTATGCCAGTAACAATAATATTTTATGGATTAACAAGAAGTTTAAAGAAAACTATAAAATCTTTAAAAAAAAACATATTTAAACCTTTGAATGATGAAAATATACCATTTGAAATATATATCCACACTTATGATTTGAATGAATTAACGAACGAACGTTCTGGTGAAAATAAAGCAAAATTGGATCACAATAGCGACTTAAATTTACTAAAATCAGTAACAAAAGAAATTGGAAAAAATCTTACAATAAAAGTAACAAATCAAGAAAATTTTTTGAATTCTATAAAAATTGAAGATTATATAAGTCATGGTGACCCATGGGGTCACACTAATGAAACTGTTCAATATAAAAGTTTAAGAAATTTATTATGTCAATTGAATAGTTTAAGAATTATAAGCGAAATTGCGATAAAAAGACAAGATGATGCATATCTATTTATTAGACCCGATTTACTATATGTTGACAAATTGGATATAGAAATAATAAAGACTTGTGAACAATTCCCAATAAATAATAACAAGAAAAAAGCTGGTATTGTTTTTACACCTCCATGGGCAAAGAATGGTGGATTAAATGACCGAATAGCATGTTGTTCTTTTGAATCAGCAAAACTATATGGATTACGTTTTAATAATAGTCAAAAATATTCCCAAAAAAAGACATTACATAGTGAAACTTATTTAGATAGTACCTTATATTATGTAAAACGCCAACGTTTTTTTATGAGAGCATTACGTATTCGTGCAAATGGTAATATAAGTCCAGATATTCCTAAATTTAGCAATATAGAAAAACAGAAAGAATTAGAAAGAAATATAGCTGATTTGTTAACAGAAAAAAGGGATTTGCCAAGAGAGTTAATTTTAAATATTTGTGAATATGTTGATTTCAGATGTTATTTATGTAATAAGGTTTTATATCCATGGAAAATGATTGGATATTCTGGATTATATCTTTGTAGTAATGAATGTTATGCTTAGGCCACTCTTTCTATTTGAATAATTGTAACATGATCTGCTTCATCTCCATAATCAGAAACATAACCATTATTAAAAAACTCAGTTACAGTATCTGGAAAAATACAATAACTACGATTATGTATACACATTTTTTTGAAACCATGTGGACATGTGTCCAATATTGTACACATTTTACATTCCATTAATCTACACACAACTCTTGAGCGTATTTTATATGGAGGTTCTGGATTATCTAAATAAGCTTCTTCAGAAGAACCCACAACATATGAATGTACATATTTAACTCTATAAATGGGATATTTAGGTTTTATATATTCTTGAATCAATTCTTTTACCACGCTTTTTATACTATTATCGGGATTCATAATAGTTAGTATATCTATTTGCGCCACTTCCTACCACATCCAAGACATGTTATGAAAATTGTTTCTGATTCATCACTGGATCTTGTTTGCATTGTATAATATGTTGTTTTGTTTCCACCACATTTAGCACATTTAAATTGCTCTGTTGCAATAGAGCTATCAATTTCTGAAACCGCAGCATCACGTTTCTTCTTTTCTTCAATAATTTTTTCCCATCTTTCAGGATATAATAAACATGGATTCGCGAAAGCTATTTCATGCGGTTTAAACTCTCCATTTTTCAATCTTTTGATCAAAGACACATTACCAACATATGAATTTGGTATTAGATTGGCACATACTTGTTTTAGCTTATTTCTATATGTATCTGCAAATTGTTTATTATCCCAAATACACGGCTGGTGTCTTTTCTTAGAACGCCAAATTGTATAATTAAAAATTCCGCGCTCTAAATTTCGAGTAATATATTCATCATTAATAATTTCAGAAAGGATGTTAATTGAATTTTTTCTCAATAATTCACCATTCATATTTTTCCCTTGTTAGTAAAATAATAGTTTATAGTTATTATATTATCATTTTTATACAAAATATTTCGTTCAATATTCAATTTTTAAAAAAAAATACAATATCAATAGCAAGTCATGAGACTACAATTAAAGAAGTTTGATATGTCTTCAATTGCGGCAGATAAGGTTGTTGTTATGATTGGTAAAAGAGATACGGGCAAATCATTCCTTTGTAAAGATCTTTTATGGCATCACCAAAAAATTCCAGTTGGAACTGTTATATCTGCTACCGAAGCTGCAAATTGTTTTTATGGCGACATGGTACCCCCAATTTTTATTCATAATGAATACAGTGAAGATATAGTACAACGCATTTTAATGAGACAAGAAAAATTATTACACAAAAAAAAGAGACCCGGTGGACATAATATCAATCCAAGTGCATTTCTTATATTAGATGATTGTCTTTATGATAATTCTTGGACAAAATCAAAATATGTTCGTTCTTTATTCATGAATGGTAGACATTTCAAGATGTTTTTTATTATTACAATGCAATATGCTCTTGGTATTCCTCCAAATTTAAGAACAAATATTGATTATGTATTTATATTAAGAGAAAATATTGTTCAAAACAGAAAGCGTCTTTATGATTGTTATGCGGGTATGTTTCCTTGTTTTGAAGTTTTTTGTGCTGTTATGGATCAATGTACTGAAGATTATGAATGTCTTGTTATTAATAATAATGCAAAAAGCAATCGTATAGAAGATCAAGTTTTTTGGTATAAAGCGTCAAGCCATCCCCCATTTAGATTAGGTAGTCAAAGAATTTGGAACTATAATAATAGAAATTATACTGGACCGGCTGCACCAAATTCAGAACATGATCGAGAATGGGATCCTTCAGCATTTAAAGCAAAAACAAACAAACCAACTGTTTGTGTTCAAAAATATAATAGATTCTTATAAATAATATGCATGAAAATATATTACTTGTATTTTTAGTCGCAATTTTAGTTATGTTGTTTTTGTTTTTCCCTCACTTGTTACAGGTAAAAGAGAATTATAGAGGGTACAGTCTTCAGGCTAATATAGGAATTGGAGTTGCGGCTTTTTTAGTTATAGTTATTATTGCTGTTCATTTTATATGATTGCTAAATATAAAAAAATATTAGAAAATGATTTAAGCTGTTATTCAGTATTATTATTAATATTATGAGATTCTTACAATTTCTATATTTCATAGTAAATTTTAAAGGAAATATAGAAATGGTAAAAGCTGGTCATGATTTGATTTATCATCCAACCCACGAACCAACAAATGAACCATCAAAAAATCCAACATATGTACCGACATCATCAAAATCACCTACGTGTGACAAAATGTTTGATGAATATGGACCAACATGTTCTCCTAGTGTAACACCAAGTTATGGACCAACACCAAAACCCAGTTATAAGCCAACACAAATTCCAAGTCCGATTCCAACATATAATCCGACACCAATTCCTACTTATACTCCTTCATATGTTCCAAGTCCAATTCCCTCAAAACAGCCAATAATGAAGCCATCATATGCTCCTTCATATGTTCCAAGTCCAATTTCCTCAAAAAAACCAATAGTTAAACCTAGTTATAGTCCAACACCAATTCCTAGTCATATACCAACATATAATCCGACACCAGATCCGAGTTATAACCCTTCATATAATAAGGATTAAAGTCAAAGTTTGCTATTGTTTAACATTTTATTCAAAATATGAAATAATTTTAATTCTTTATGTTTTTTAGTATTTATAACATGTTTAATGGGAGAACGAAGATAATAATAATCACAAGAACTTCCCCATTGTATTCCTAAAAATTCGTTATAAGTTAATTCTTTTTTAATAGTTTTCATATTAATTATCCAAGATAATCCCTCTTTGAACACAAGTGTCAATGGATGTGGTGAAATAAATTTCCGAATTTCACATATTACATCTTTTGGCAATTTTATTGTTTCTAAAGTCATACCTCAATTTAGCGTAGTAAAATGACTTTAGAAACCACACAATTATATCATTTTTATATTATAAAACATTTAATAGATTAACAATACGTAAACATATGACTATTTAATTAAGAATAATGAATAATAAATTGAAGAAAAAGGTGAATCAATTTGTAGTGTCCAGTAGAATTGATGGAATCCCTTTTATATTTATAATTTTTTTACCATTATGTTATAATTATTGGAATCAAATAGATTACGAAGATATAGTTTTTTTAAGTTTATCATGTGTTGGCTTTGTTTATGGTATGCTAATTAATAATTATTTTGATTTTGAGAATGATTATAAACATAACCCTGAAAAAATTGGTTTGAATAAAAAAGAGCTATTTATTTGTACAATATTTTTTGGAACAATATATATTTGTTTGAATATATTGTTAAGTTTAGTAAGTAAAACACTTGATTATCCATTAAATGCGTTTTTAATATATTGTCTTGTTACTGCTTATACACCAATACTAAAACGAATAGTCTTTATAAAGAATATATGTACAGTTGCATATATGTGTTTTATTCCAGTTTATGTTTTTGTAAAAAATCATTCTAATTATTCTAATGCATTGATTATTAGTATTCCATTTTCATTATTGAATCTTATAAGAGAAATATTACTTGATATAAATGATATAGAAGAAGATAAATCAAACAAAATAACAACTTTACCCATTTTATTTGATAAAACAACAATAAGAAATTATCTTAAGAAATTTATATGTTTCTTTTGGATTATCGGAATTGGGATTCGAGTTGTACCATTCAATGTGTTTCCTATTCAAGTGGGTTTGATAAGTATTATTAGTTCATATGCTTTACATCGTATTGATATATTCGAAAATCGTGAATTTGCATGTGGAATATTGTATTTTTATTTAACTTGGAATATTTTATTAAATAAGAATGAAAAGGTTAGTCTAATCGATGCTTTAATTGGTGTTTCAATAATTCTATATATAATATGTATTAAAAATTATTCAATTAATCCAAATAGTCCTAAAATATGGAAAATATTTTGTAGAAAAATAGTTCACATGGGAGTAGGATGTTTAGCTTTATCATTAGAACCAATAACAATAGCTCATATAGTAACTGGATTTGTTATTGTTTCGAAAAATTTATTGCCAAAAATGAGTTTAGGTATAGAAAAATATAACAAAAGTTTGATACAAGATACTGGTATAAAATGTTGGCTTATGTTTTTGTTTTTATGGTCTATTCTAAATATTAATAATTCGAATGAATTATATATAAAAGCATTACCTTTTTTTATATCCGATCCAGCAGGAGCAATGGTTGGAAGAACAACCGATTTTTCAAAAAAAATATTTATTTGGAATCAAAAAACACTTCAAGGTAGTTTGATGATTATGTTTAGTGTTTATGCGTTAAGAAAATCTATTATATTAGCAATATTGATAGGATTTGCAGAATTGTTTGGTGGAGAATACGACAATGCCTTAATTGGTGGAATTTTGTTAATTAATTTGTATTTTAATTTAGAAGTAATGTAAAAAAAATACATATGTTTATATGTTAACGTGTAATGAACTTCTCGAAAAGGCAAAGAAAAACTTGATTCCTAATTATTCTTCAACCTTGAATGGTAATGATCCCAAAGGTGCAATAGATATTAGTCTTAAAATAATGAAAGCAAAGCAAAAAAATATTGAAAGAGATATTCTAAATAAAAATTCGCCACCTTAAATTATCGTAAAAGACTTTTTATTAATTAATTAAGTTAATGCGTATAATACAGTTTTTGTATTTACTTTTTTTGGAAATAAAAGCATTATTGCCAAACACTATGGATAAAAGAAAAGGAAAAAGAATAATGCTACAAATTCAAAATAATAAATGTTTAATGTGTAAAAAGGAGTTTAATAATATGACTCCACACGAAATACACCATATTGATCACAATAGAACAAATAATACATTGAATAATTTTGTAGTTTTGTGTTCAAATTGTCATTCTGCTGTTCATCGTTATGGTGTAAAATTACCTAATTAAGATGAATCATTTATTACATCCAATCCACTTTTTCTTTGAATAGGCGTTTTATATTTCAACTCAAGAAAATCAAATATATCTTTTTCTTTTTTGAAATTTTGTAAAACTTCTGGAGTAAATCCGTGTTCATTTAATGAATATCCAACCTTTAACGCATGTCTTCTCATTACAATATTAAATGCTTTTGATCCCGTAAAATATAATATAGCAAAAGCATATTCTTTTGGCGGACTATATAAGAAATCCAGTCTCCTTGGAATACTATCTTTTTTAGCTAATGTACCAATTACAAGACTCTTTTTTTCACCTTTAGCTAAATATTCTAAAATCATATTAGCATTTTTTATTTTTTCGAGAAATTTATCGAAATATTTTTTATCATCACTTGTAATTATGACATCAATATCACCAGAAGATAAAGCCCCTCTACGATAACTTCCTACAATTTGTGCATCAATAGATTGATCTAATTTTTTTAAATCTTTTACAATATTTTGAATAACTTTATTATATTCGTCAATTTCTTTTCTTGGTATTCTTTTTTGAATATCTTCATAATACTTCAATCCAATTTTTTGCTTATTATTCAATAAGTCTTGATTATTCCGAAGTTCATCAATAGATTTAACTTTTTCACTAAGCGTTAATGCTTTTTTGGGACCAACACCATATATCTTACTAAATTGATGTAAAGGGTTTGATTTCTCTTTTTCAATTTCTTCAATTTTCCCATTTTGTACAAGACTGTTCAATTTTTCTAATATAGATTTTCCTATTTTTGGCGTATTTTGTAATTGGTTTGCATCATATAAATCAACATTTGATATTAGAATAGCATCTGATGCTGATTTATATGCTCTTGCCCCCCATATATTTCCCCTATTTTTTGAAATCATTTCAAGTTCGTTTAAAGCATTTACAAATTCTGAATTCCAGACTTTTTGATTAGCCATATTATTCCTTTTAAATTATTTTACTAACACTATTGACAAAGCAAAAACTAATTCATTTTTTTGTATAAAAATGATTCTAATTTTAATTTAGATAAAAATAAACAAACTAATATATTAAAATGAAATATACTGGTAATCAATTCAACAATAATTACAAGAATATGGATTTGGGAGATTTGGTAAAATTGATTCGTCGTGCAAGTGATGCGTATTATAATTCCAGTCCTATAATGACTGATACTGAATTTGATATTTTGCGAGATTATGTTGAGGAAATTGCACCAGATCATCCGGTTCTAAAAGAAATTGGCGCTCCAGTAAAATCACGTAAAAAGGTAAGTTTACCATTCTTTATGCCGTCAATGGATAAGGTAAAACCAGAGTCTCTTGACAAATGGTTGGCAAAATATAAGGGTCCTTATGTTGTAAGTGCGAAACTGGATGGTGTTAGTGCATTACTTGTAAAATCAAATAATCAACAAAAATTATATACTCGTGGAAATGGTAGTGTTGGTCAGGATATTAGTCATTTAATTCCATATATTTCATCAATTCCGGAATTAAAAGACACAAAAAATATAGACTATGTTGTTCGCGGAGAATTAATAATTAAGGATTCTGATTTTGAGGAAAAATTCTCATCTCAAAAAGCAAATGCTCGTAATATGGTAAGTGGTTTGGTAACACGAAAAACAGTCAATAAACAAGAATTAAAGTATACACATTTTGTGGTATATGAAGTCATTGAACCTTCATTAATTCCTTCAGCTCAGATGGAATTTGCTTTGAATAATGGTTTTGAAGTTGTTCATAGTGAAAAAAATAAGGTTATGAGTGTTGAAAAATCAAGCAATACTCTAAAAGAATGGAGAAAAAATGATGATTATTCTATTGATGGTATTATTATTAGTCAGGATGGTATATTTGAAAGACAAAATAGTAATCCAAAACATTCAGTTGCTTTCAAAATGGTGCTATCAGATCAAACAAAAGAATCGACAGTAACTGGGGTAACATGGACTACAAGTAAACATGGTTTGAAAAAACCGGTTGTTCAGATTGAACCTATTAATATTGGCGGTGTAACTGTATCAAATATATCAGGACAAAATGGACGTTTTATTGAATCAAATATGATTGGTAAAGGTGCCATAGTTGAGGTCGTACGTAGAGGGGATGTAATTCCTTATATTGAAAGAATAATTAAACCTGCAAAAAAGGCATCAATGCCAGAAGGAGAATATGAGTGGACTGCAACTAAGGTTGATATTGTTGTTCCAAAAGATGATGAATCTCGTGAAAAACTGGCATTAGCTTTCTTCAGTGGTATTGGAGTTGATGGACTTGGTATTGGTAATTTGAAAAAATTTGGTAATGCTGGTTATAAGACAATTCCAGACATATTTTCAATGAAAATTGAAAATATTCTTAATATTGATGGATTCAAGGAAAAATCTTCACTAAAAATTTACAATGGTATTCAAGATATTAAGAAAAACAATTTTGAGAAAGTACCTATTGAAAAATTAATGGGATTATCAGGTACATTTGGTCGTGGATTGGGTGAGAGAAGGATCAAAGAAGTATTCAAAAAATATCCAGATATTTTGATAAATGATGACAATGAAACTGAATTAATCGAATCTGTTAAATCTGTACAAGGATTTTCTACAAAAACTGCAACTCAATTTGTAGAAGGATTAGAGAAATTTAAACAATTTGCCCATAATATTGGACTAAAATATGAAAATAGAGTTAATAGTTCATTAAATGATCCTGTACATAAAAAGGATGGTAATCTATATGGAAAATCAATAGTATTTACTGGAGGAAAAGATGAAAATTTAATGAAACAAATAGTTGAAAATGGAGGAGAAATATCTAATTCTGTAAATAGTAAAACATTTGCAGTAATTAGCAAAGACCCTGCAAAATTAAGTGGTAAATCAAAGAAAGCCGTTGGCCTTGGTGTACCTGTATATTCTATTGAGGTATTCAAAAATATGTATTTAAAATGAAAAAACCAAAAGAAAAACAAAAAAAAATCTTTTTTTAAGTAATGTGGTTGACAATAGTTGCACTTATATTACTATTCTGTCTTGCTAGTTATTTTATCCGAATTAAAATTGATACTGGCTCTTCTAATATAGATAATGTAAAAAGTTATATTGATACAGAAGAATTACCAGAGTCTTCCGATAAATTAGTTACTCTTGCAAAATACAAAGAATCAAGATATGGCTTTTTACATTTTGCTGAGTTTTCTCTTCTTATAAAACGCCCTTATGGTATGAATCCCAATCTACCTCAAGGTAATGATGAAGAAACTTTTGGTAGAATAGATGGTGGTACAGATTTAGGTCATTCTACTGATTCAAGTACTACAACACCAGTTGGATGTAGTTCAATATGTACTAATGATCCCACGTGTAACGCATGGGAATTAGGAGACGGTAGTTGTAAAAGATATAATATTGGAGAAGGAAATTTCAAAAAAGATAATACCTCAAATAATAGAATTGGATACATATTCAGAGGTAGAGACTCTTGGGCAGTAAAGGATTTATCTGGATTACCACAAGAAAAACAATTTTTCAAAAACATTGCAAAAATGGTTATAAAATTAAAATGTAAAGTACCCGAACTTAGAAGTAGAGCTGTTAATGTGATTGGCAACTCTGATGTTAAATATTGTTATGATAGTGAATTATCACCAGATGGTGCTTCTGACGATTATGTTAATCAAAGAGACAGAGCTATTACTAATTTAGAAAATGCTATCGCATTTTTCATTTTTACAGGAGATAGCGGAGATTATCCAAATAAGATTGAACTTTCTATGCTTTTCGCAAAACTTGCATTAGAATTGAAAGATAGTGAAAATCCTCCATTTAAGGATGACCATCGCAAAATTGCTGTATATGGTGATGGTGGTAATTCACAAGGTGCTGTAAACGCCTTATTAGCATCGTGGGAGCCATATATTTTACTTACAACATGGTTTGAAAATAATTTTGATAATGTTAACACTGGATACATAACAAGAGATGATTTAGCCAACTTTTATAGACAAGCTGTTGCAACAGGAGCTGATATTATATTAGATGGTACTCCTCTTGAAGGATTCGGATTAGATGATAATGAATGTATGACAGAACAACAAATATTAGACAGAGTACACAACTTTTTCTCTAAATATGATCTTAATCAAGACGGTAAAGTTACTTTAACTGAGTTATTAGATTCAGATCATATCCCAAAACCAAAACTTGAATTAACATGTGTATAAGCTAAATATAACACAACAAAAGTAAATTAGTAAATGCAAGTAAAAAAGTTGAAATAGTCCACCAATTAATTGGTTCAATTATTTCCCTCCAATATAAATCCATTTCATAATCAAGAATATCTTCTTTTTCTAAATTAGATAGTTCTTTCCAACCCAGTGGAAAATCGGACTCATCAATATCATCCCCAGGAGGCTCATCATATCTTGGACACATTAAAAGAGGAGTTTTTGTTAAAGCATTTTCTCTTGAAACTTTGTTATATTCCAAGTCTTTTTTAGCAATTTTTTTAAACATTTCTATAATCTATTAATATTTTTGTGTGTTTAAACCATATAATCTTTACAAATTATATAAGACTAAATCAACATATTATTAATAATTATGATGCATTTAACAATTAAGCCAATTCCAAAAGTGGATGATAATCACTTATTTATCCAAGAATATTTAGAATCTAAAATTAAGTCTAATTATAAAAATACTGATTCTGGTTTTGATTTACCACTTCCAGAAAATATTGTTGTACCTAAAAATTCGATTGGGTTTAAAATTCCACTTGGAGTCGCGGCACAACCAACATTTGTAGATAATAATCCTCGTGGATATATGCTTTTTCCAAGAAGTTCTACTGGTTCAAAAACACCTCTTAGATTGTCAAATGGAACTGGAATTATTGATTATGAATATAGAGGAGAAATTACGGCATGTGTTGATAATATTTCCGATTCTGATTTTGAAGCAAAAAAGGGTGTACGTCTTTTTCAACTTTGCTCACCAGATTTGTCACCAATTAGTATTGATATCTCAGATGTTTTGAATACAACCAGTCGAAATATCGGAGGATATGGTTCTACAGGTACTTAATTTTCAGTTATTAAGTCTGTTATTTTTGTAGACCTCGAATTTATATTATACAATTCGGTTCCTTCTTTTTTTAACCAATTTTTTAGATTATCACACTCTTTGACCGATTCAATAGAATCCAAATTTTCAGCATCTTTTGTCTCTTTTGTTTGCATGCTCTCTTTTATAATATAATCACTCTCATAAAAACAAATAAAAGCAACAATTATTATTGCAAATAATAGTAGACGAATAATATCAGTAATCATGCTGAATACCTATATTTTTTTATAAGAAATAAGTAATACATATTAATATGGTAAAATACTATTCTTCAATTAATGATAATGAATTTGAAAAAAATACATGCTCAAAAAAAGAATTCAAAAAATATGTTTGGCAACCTTCAAAAAATAGAAAACAACAATCTTTCCTCTTACTTCCACACCAACAATGGATATCAAACTATATTAATCCAAAAACGCCATTTAAGGGAATGCTTGTTTATCATGAAACCGGTACTGGAAAAACTTGTACAGCTATTTCTATAGCTGAGAATTTTAGAGATGAACTAATACAAAATGGCAAAAAAATCCTTATTTTGTGTAGTGATAACATTAAGGAAGTTTTTTATGAAACTATTTCTAATCCAGGAAATTCATTCAAATGTACCGGAAATACATACAATAAAATGATTGAGTCTTCGGATATGACCCAAGCAAATTTAAATAAAAAAATTGATGAATATTATACCTTTTTAACACATGGTAAATTTGGTAGAGAAGTTGAAAAAAAAACAAAAAAAGATCCAGCTAAAATACGTGAACAATATTCAGATTCATTAATTATAATAGATGAAGCACAACATTTAAGAGGTAAATTTGATTCTACAGCTTTAAAAGAAAAAGGAGAAAAACAAAGTCATGATGCAATAGATATGATTAGTAAATACGCCAATAACGTCAAAATTGTATTTTTAACAGCAACTCCTATGTATGATAATCCAGTTGAAATTATATGGATGATTAATGTTCTTATTAGAGTTAATAATGACAATATAGAAGAGTTAAATCCAAAAGAAATTTTCGACCAGGACAAAGGATATTCTTTTAAAGAAGAAGGTAAAGAGAAATTTATTAGAGCAATAAAAGGTAAAGTAAGTTTTTTAAGAGGAGGAGATCCAGAATCATTTCCATTAAGACTACCCGATTCAAATGGCTCTCATCAAAAAAAAAATATTAAGACAAATTTTCTAGGAAAACCAATAGATCCAGAATATTTTAAGGACTCTTCTGTCACTGAAAACAGACTTACCTTGTCAAGAATGTCCAAAGAACATTTCAATGTTATTAAGGAAAGAAAAGAAAATTCAATTAATACTGGAAAAAGTGATCATTTTCATATGCAAATGATGCAAATGCATAATGTTAGATGGTACAAAAAGGCTTCTAAAAATAAAGATGATGATGATGACATTAATGCCATATCTGGTTTGGAAAATCATTTTAAAATTACAAAATCCGGTATATATACACCTTTAAACAATGAAATATTAAATAATTTAAATGATTGGGCTCCTAAAGTAAACACTATTGTTAATCATATTCTACAAATGAAAGATAATGGTATTGCTTTTGTATTCTCTCAGTTTGTATCATCCGGTGTTATTCCAATAATGTTGGCTCTCGAGTCAAAAGGCTTTTCTAAATATGGGGGATTTGGACCCAATTCTAAATTTAATCATCTCAAAATTCCAAGAAAAGATTTACCAGATAGAGGCAACTATATCGTTATTACATCCAATAAAATATTAGCAACCTCAAGAATGCAAGAATATATCAGTATTGCTCGAGCTAAAGGAAATGAAACTGGAAATAAAATAAGAGTTATTATTGCTTCTGGTGCTGGAGGTGAAGGTCTTGATTTGAAATGGATACGTCAAGTTCATATTATGGAACCTCATTTTCATCTTAGTCAAATTGAACAAGCCGTTGGAAGAGCTATTCGCAATAAATCACATAAAGAATTACCAAAAGAAAAGCAAAATTGTACTATATTTTATCATGCCACACAATATCCAGTCGGAATAGATTATGAAACTATTGATATGCATTTGTATAGAATTGCTATGAAAAAACGTCACGCAACTATTCAAGTTCGAAAAATTATTCAAGAATATAGTATTACTTGTGAATTTTTTAAAGGAGTTAATATTTTCGATTATAACCAATATTTTGGTAAATATATTATCGATAGTAAAGGTAAAAAATTTAAATTCACAAATGAAATGATTATTGACGACGGTTATACCAGTAAATGCCTCGTATGTCAAAATGTTTTTAATGAAAAAGAAACCGATTCAGATACATATAACCCAAATATACATAGTAAATGGCATATTTTTGAAGCTATGAAAAAAATACAACAACTATTCGAAATTAGTGACAAATATTCGCTTATTGATATTGTTACTAATATACAAGAATGGAATAATGAAATTGATGAAGAATCTATTTATTTTGCTCTCGATATTATTATTAACTCACCACCTTCATTAGAGTCCGCCTCTAATTTTGAAAATCAATTCGGTGTAAAAGGTACTATTCATCAAATTGATAATTATTACGTTTTTGTACCACAACATACAGAATATACGGGTATTCATTCTGGAATACCCTTAACAATATCAAATCAATATGTACCATTGAATATAATTCCATGGCCAAATAGACCCGAAATAGAAGGCAAAACCTCGAAAAAAGATATCGATTTAATATTAGTTAAAGATTATGACAATCTCATTCAAAAGTTAATATTTAGTAATGACAATTTTTGGTCTAAAATTCCAGAAATACGAAATCAATTAATTGCAGAAGTTTTAATAGATAGACTCGACCCAGATGATAGAAAATATCTTTTTTTCAATCAAAATATATTACACTCTCATGACGACAAACTTCTTAATGCTCTCAATAGATATAGTCTAAAAGAAGGATTTATAGATATTGAGGGTATTGATAGTCAATTCAATATTCTTGATAAAAACGATTCTAATAAAATTTTAAAACAGTCTGATTTACCTAAAAATTCCAAAACATCGAGAAGAAACTTCTTTGGATATTTAGACTATATTAATGATAAAGCATCTTTTTATGTCATGGATGGTAGAAAACCCGACAAAAAACCATCTGGTTGGAAAGTTTTATCCCAACAAAAAGAAAAGATTATTGAAATAACTAATTATATTCTACAAATTGAAACAGGCAAAAATGCAACTAAACTTATGAATTATCCCAGATATGAATCTAATGATGTTTCACAACAACTTAAGGAAGGACAATTATTTATTAAAGAAACAAAAGCGGCAGATTTATTAATTGAATGTGAAATGTTATTTCGATATCTTGATAAAATAAAAAAAAATGGAGATCAAAACTGGTTTTTTTCATATTGGGAAGCATATGATTTCGGTATTCAATCAAAGAGAAAAAAAATAAACAAAAAAGACCCTCTTTTGGCCTCCAATAAAGGCACTACTATTAAAAAAACTAGAAGAAAGCTAAAACATACAAGTACTCGTCAAACAAAAAGAAAAGATAAGTAAACCCATTCAACTTTTCATTACATCAACAATAACTTCATATCTTTCTTTTTTTGTTTCCCATTCTTGTATATTAAATTCTTCTGAAAAGCAATAACACTGGCAATAATCATAATTATCTTTTAATTCCCGTTTTTCTATTATTACTTCTATTGGATTTTCAAATTCCCTTAAAAAAAACTCTAAATGTTTTTTTGGAACTATTACATACAAAGTCTTTTCTATACAAGATGAATTCAAATCACAAGAACCAATATGACTACATGAATGTTTTTCTATTATTTTGTTGATTTTTTCATAAGAATTACCCATTAAAGTTGAATAATCATCAATACATAAATTATAATTACCAAAACTTCTTATTTTTAGTTTTAAATAATAGTACATATAAACTCATACATAAAGATATAATATCTTAAATTATAAATTCTTTAAAAATACATCAGCAAAAAGTCCGCTTACAATTCAAAAGCCTCCTGTCCACCGCGCGGCGCATTAACCTTGAAGCTGCGCAATAACTCTTTCCCGCAATATGCGTTAAAGGTATGGCCGGGGTGCGTTCTTATATGGAAAGATTTACCATTGGTAATCTCGCCCTGCAGGATCTCCTTTCCAGTTTCCATGTTCTTCCAGAACAGTTTTATAGTGGCATCCAGAGACGATGTAAAAGTTGTATATACACGCTGCAGCGGCAGGTCAATACCAGACATCAGTGCCTTCATAGCCACATCAAGCGTCTGTGCCTCGTCGTCGTCGATACTTAAGGAGGCTATTGTTTGCGGTGCATTTGCCAAGAGATGGTTGGGGGAAGATGCGCGAGGGATGGTGGCAACACCCCTGCGTTTGAGAGTCGCCAAAACCACAGTACATATATCTGCTTTTTTTGAAATAGCGATGTTTGCCAACACTTTATAGGCGCGCGGCGCTGCACTCTGTCGAGTTACTATACCGTCAACGACATTGTAGGCCTGAAATAACACCTTCTCCTTTCTTAATAGCTGCAAAACCTTTGGCCGGTACCAGAGTTGCCAAGCATTGCCCTGATATAGCTGCGGAACGACTTTACAGAAAGATAGCAATTCGTTTAGGTCATCTAGCTCAAAGTTGCTTATTCCAATATTTTTCAGTTTTCCAGCAATATAGAACTCCTCAAGTGCCTTCCACGAACCCTTCCACGCAAAATAGTCCTCTATCGGAGGTGGTCCAGCATCCTTGATTCGCTGAGGTAGATTTTCCTCTTCATTCTTACAACGTTCTTTCCAACTGTCGCGACACCGTGGCCAGTGTATTAACATCGTTACATCGCAACATCCATTCAATCCGTTTAGCATGTCTTCAACCGCAAGAATAGTCCTTTCATAACCAAGATGTGTATAACGCACCTTTGTGACTACTTGTAATCCTGGATTATTTTGCAAAACAATGTCTGTATTACAAGTAATGGCCGCGCGCTGATTCGTATCAACCAATTTTATTCCATGTAGCAAAGTTGCATTTTTTAGAACATCTGGTATGCGATCTTTTTGCATATTTCCTATTCCAAGTCCTATTGCTGGAAATTTGTTACCATTGTTAAGGACAAAATCTAAATCATATTCATTGTTATGGTCGCCAATTGATTTTACTTTATTCTTTATACAATTTTTGGGATTCGGATGCAATCCCATATCTAATCTTAATAATATTTGCTCCTTATAGTTGTATATATAATTACTGTGGTTGCTATTTAAACATCTTTTTAACGTTACTAAATTAGAAAATGTACTTCTTGATAGTCCTACAAAATTTTTTGATCTTAAACATAACTCAAAATTTATAGCAGCATTAATTTCATAGTCTTTTATTTCCATAAATAAATATTGACTGTTTATTTTGTTTGTTCTAAGTTTTTCTATTATAATATCATGATTTTCTCCTGTTGTGAAAAACAATTCACTATTATTCCATTTTTCTTTGTAAATATTTATCAAAGTCTCCAATTTTATTAATAATGTTTCATTTTTAATAACTTTTTTGGTTTTAGAATATTGAACCCAATCATTTTCAATCCGAATATGAACCGCATTCTTATTTTCTATATTCTTTATAACGTTTACTATATTTAAGTTTTCAACATTAAGCCTTAATGCGCCTAAGACTACTATATTCATACAACTTTTTTCCATTCTATTTTCCTTTCGTTGTTTTTTCAAATTTTTCTCAGACAAATTCCATAAAAAATTACCATCAATAATTTTTACCTTAGACAGCAAACACGAATCTTTTTGTGTTTTTGATGGTATCATAAGGTCTTTGACTCCAGTGGATTCTCTAATTTTTTGATTAAAAAACTCAATATCATAAATATCTGAAAATAGTATATCATTTCTCAATCCAAAATTTGGTTCTAACAATTTTTCTTTATCTCTGATTGCTATTTCAACACCACTAAAAAGACAAAATAATTTATTACATAAACCCCCTTTTAGTTTAAGTTTGTATACCATGGATACATATTGTAGATAAATACTTAACTTTTAAATCATAATAAATAATTAATCACATAATATGGATCCAATTATTACAGCCGCAATAGCAACTGCTGTTAGCGGGTTTTCTTTATTTTTAGCGAAATATATAATTACATGTCTTTGCCCTGGTCGTATTGAATGTCATCCTAAACTGGGATGTAATAAACCAAATGATTTAAATCCAATTGTTACATTGAAAAGTTTATGGGAAGAAAAATTCATTCATGAAGAAAACGAAATCAAACATGAAATAATTGGGAAAAATAAATTTGTTTATGCAAAACAAAATAAAAAAAATAGTACATGGGAAGTAGAAATCAAAAATTGTTATACAGTGATTCATTTGTATAGAGAAAATGACCCAAAACCAACATCTGGTAATCACTATATTTACACTAAAATTCGGGCTATTTCTGGATTTCCAGAAATTAATCTTTTTGTAAAAAGATTTACTGGTGATGCCAATTGTTGGGAATTTGCAAAAAAAAAACCACCAAAGATTGAAGAACCAGTTGTTTTTCATGAAACATGTTGTAATGAATATGTTGGTGAATCAGAATTATATATCAGATCTCTTATAGATGTTGCAGATGTTACTAAAGAACAAGTCGGTATGACAATAAAAGGAGAATGTAAACTTATTATTGATGAGGTATATTATTCAGACAATCTTATAAATATTATTTCTTGCCCTAAATGTTGTTATTCTTTTTATAAATGTAAGAAGAATTGTGAACCAATTTCAGATGGAGAAAATATTGTTTAATCATTCATCAGATACCACATTTTGTGACGAAAAATTCGCACTCATGGCTGCGAATCCGAAAAATTTCCGGCAAGGGTTCTTATTGCTTCTAATTCTGAATTAATACTTACAATTGCACCACTTAAGACTCTTATTTCATTTTGAACATTCATAATTTCAGAATCGTTCTGTGGTATATCATGACCGACTGGAACCCCCAATTGCACTAAAGCACTATATAGATGTTGAATATTATTTGCAGTCCTTTCTCTATTAGATAATCTTAGTGGCGCATTACAAAATCTACAACCAAATCGCAAAATATTTACTCTACCACAAGAAGCACATATTATTCTAGGACTTGTCCACCCCCTCTCAAAGCGCTGACTTCTCCACCATTCATCAAACTGATTGTCAAAATGTTGCTCTTCAGTCAATTCTGGATAAGTTCTTTCATTATTTCTTGGACCTGGAAATCTAGGAACTTCGGGTCCAATATTTACATTATTGTGCCTTAATCCGTATCTTCTTAAATCCTCTCTATCACTTGTATTTGAAGAATTTAATATAGCTCCGCCATCTGGGCGCATATTTATAGACCTCCAATATCTTTGAATCATTGGTCTATAAATATTATCATTGTGTGGGTTATGTCTTTCATCTTGAATGTGATTGACAGCCAAATCTATATCATTTTCTTCAAGTGCATCAATAGTTCTATTAATAATATCATTCACATAATTTCGCGTATTTTCGATAGAAGTATTATTTATTTGAATATTATTACTTGGGTTTGGATCATACGGTAATAAAGGATCTTTACCATTTTCTACTAACCAATCATTAATTCTATTTCTAAGTTCTAAATTTGGAAATAGATTTTTACATAACAAAGTATCCCGAGTTTTTGGACTAGTGTTATTCGTTTGAAACCATCTATTGATTTGAGTTTTGTCATATGAATGACCATCGGCCGCAATTACCGGTTCTTTCATTAAATCCAATGAAATAGGACAGCGAAATTCTTCTGGAATGTTTTCTTCATTTGTGTCAATAATTGTTTGATTTTCAATGTTATTACTGCGCAAAAACATTATTTCGCTAATTTATGTACTAATGAATTTATTATTTTTATAATCATTTTTATAATGGATCACTATATTCTAGAATTTCTAAAATTTTACTTGCAAAATATACATCATTCGCAGCAGCACTTAAATATTTTTTATTTTTTGTCCTTTTAAAAGTTTTTGATCCATCTTTTTTTGTATTAATAATCCAAGTATATCTTTCAGAAGAATCTACAAAATATTCAAAACATTTTTGTAATAATAATAAAGGTTCATACCAATCATTTTGAAGCACTTTTTCAACTATTTCTTCATTAATCCATCTATATTCATAATTATTCCAGTCAAGTTGTTTCAATCTTTCATATCCTAAAAATTCATTATATAGTTCATTCATCAAATAATCCGCTTCAGGACCTTCAAAATTAGATACATAAATGTTGGTCTCACTAAAAATAGTTATAACTCTTTTAAAAAACAAAAAAGCTACTCTACCAGGATCTATTCTTATTGCGTTATCCAATAATTGTTTTGGATTTTGAAATATAGTCTCAAAATATTGAGCATAACTATACTTTTTCCATGTTAGATTTCTAATAGCGTTCCTATTTTGTCCGTCATGTGTAATTCTACTATAAGAATTATAAGGACTATTATCAATAGCACATTTCAATAAAAACAAAGTATTTGGTGAACGTAAATTTTTATCAAGTTTTTGTAGATTCAATAAATCTAAAGAAAATTCACCATCATTAAAAAAATGTAAAATATTTCTACGAGAAGCAATTACTTGTCCATTTAATATTGATCTTTCAAGTTTCATTAATGCCTCAAAATCTCTACTTTTTTCTTGAAAAAAAATATTGTTTTGATTTTCTATATTATTATCATTGTCTATTAATACTGAAATCCGTATTGGTTTGTTTAAGTTAGTAGAGTTTGAAGTATAATTCTTACGAATATCTTCTAAGCGTTTTATTTTTATTTCATTATTTAGTTTTATAACTTGAAGTTGATTCGCAAGTTTTATAGTTTCATTTGTTTGATTCCTAAGTTTTCTTTTTAACAATTCTATTTCATTTTTAGAATTATTATTGCTACTAATTGGTTCTATATAATCCATTTAATTTATTTCTAATAATTTCTATTTATATGTATGACTTTTCTGATAAAAAAACCAAAACACATAATACCATAATACAAAATGTGTTTTGGTTTTTTAATTCAATTTAGTTACAAAGAAAGGACTATATAGTCTATTATTCAGATGGTAGTTAAATGCGTTGCATCGCCAGCAGGAAACTTCCAATTGCCTCCAATGCGCGCCACCTGCGCTTCCCATTGCTTTGGTAGATTTTCGGAAGGCTTGGCAATATTAGTTTTTTTTGACACAAAATAAAGTTTATATTTGGTTTTGGTTTTGTTTTGAAAACAAATTAGATTGATTCTTCCTTTGTAAGATAGCTCTTGTAGAGTATTCAAAATATAAGTTTTGCTATTGATAATATCTGGAGCGTAATACGGATTCTTCCAATAGTGTTTAATAATTATATCCTTAATTGTATCATCAGACCAAATATAATTTTTTTCAAAATCAACTAAATTACAAATATAAAGTTCAAGGGATTTCTTGAATTTTTCAGAAGACTTTTTTGATTTTTCAAGATTTTTTCTATATTTATTCTTACTATGTTCAGTTTTTTTTGAATCATTTTCTGCTTCATTTAATAAATCTTTAAGATTAGATTGAGTCCGAATCATTTGTTTTGTATTAATCTTTTGATTAGAAAATTGTTTTTCTTATATATGAAATTTATAACTCTAACAAATCATTTTTATTTTATATGAAAATATTATTCACTACTTTTGTGTATCCAAACAAGACGTGTTCCACCTTTATGTTTTGGACGTTTTGGCTTAGGAACAATATAATCTATTAATTCTTGTCTCTTATGTAAATCTCCAAATACAATTTCGACTGGCGTACTTGGTCTTGAGCGTGTAGTACTTCGTTTCTTTTGAGCATCTAACAAACTAATTTTAGCATTTTCAAGTATTTCAAGATTATCATTATTTTTAACATTTTTTATTATTGCATTTATTGTTTCAACTACAGAACTTGTTTCATCAATAGCAATAGATCTTAATATAGATGTTGATTTTTCTCGTTTTAAACCATAGTCTATCGGTTTTGAACATAATGAAAAAATGTGACTTGGTTCTGGAAATTCTTCTAATATTCTCAATAAATTGCCGTATAAATCAAAAACACATATTATTGAATTATCTCCCATCGAATGATTATGTACACTAACAACTATCATAGATTCATCCTCGCACATAATACAAATATCACATGAATTATATCCTTCATATTTAGATACTATTATATTTCTATCTTCCCAAATGTTTCCGTCCTCAACTACATTTGAATGTGTCCTTTCTAACTTTTCATTTTTCTCTAACTTTTCTTTAATATCAATATTCTGAATTACTTCACCATCTATACGCAATAACTTTATTAATCCATTTGTAGAACAAGTTAATATAACATCTGGGGTTGGAATATCACTGTAGCCAATATCCGGTTGACCTTTAGTAATGCTTCCTAATGTACTGTTTAAAAATCTACAATCGGATACTTGCCTGTCAAACACGTCAACAAATGTATATAATACAGTTAAAGTTAAAGAATTTCCTTCTATTTTTATAGAAGTATTATATACTTCTATTAAACCATCATGAAATCCACATATTAATAATTTATTATCTTTAGAAAAATTACAACTAGTAACCCATTTATCTTCTCTATCTAGTTCAACCGATTGCATTTCAATTTCTGTGTCAAGTTTTAAATCAAAATACTCAGTACCTTGAGGCAGTATAACCACAATAAATCGCCCATTATTGCTTATTTTTAATGATTCTATTTCTGGATCACTACACTCACGAGAATCAACCCTTTCACCATTCTCAATATTATAAATCTGAATTTCAGAATTTAAGTTAGGATTGTTATCATTTGGTTCAATATATTCTTTTTGTATTCCAATAACAATGAGCGGTTCTTGTTCACACGCAAATATATGTGAACCAAAAAGATATATTGGTAAGTTATCCTCTTCGTTTAAGGATTCATAATTTGTTTCTATTTTGTATATTTCTGTTCCACTATTGGAATCCAATATATGTACACATTTATCACTAAGAACTGCAATTACTTCACCATTTGAACAATATACCGCACCTTTTATATTATATTCATTATCTTGTAATCCCATATCCTCTTTTTTCAACTCTTTTTCCATGTAAATACCACCAGTCTTAACATCCCATTGTATTAGTTTTTTACTATGTGTAGAAGATAATACAATATAATCACTATTAAATTCTTCCATTAAAAATACTAATATATTCTTTTTTAATTATTTTTTTTGAAGAAGTTTATCTTATTTTGCTTTAGTTTCTCAACCTCTTTTGATGATAACGCACCAGCATCTCTCCATAATTGCTGATCCTTTGAAATTTTGTTTCTTTTTGCTCTGTCTTCAACACTATCTCCATCATCAGCTTCTTCTCTTCTTAAAAACCATAAAAATTTTTTTTCTTTTTTTTGCTGTTTATTTACCTTTTCATATTCAAAATCAGATTTTAACCATTTTCCAGCTCTATAATATCCCATCGATTGTTTTTTCTTTGCTCGTCTCAAAGCATTTCCCTTCAAATCACTACCATCCCACGATCCACCAGAACGTTGCATATACGGCACATCCTCAATAGGTACTTCACCCGACTTCACCTTTCTTGGATCAACCGCAAAAAGATGTGTTGCCTCACCTTTCTCCAGTGCTTCAACAAAAGAATTAAAAGAACGTGATTTATAGGCTTTTCGATCAGTCTTCTTTGAGGAATTTGCTTCCTTTTTTTTAAGTTGTTTATATTCCTCAGGATCAATACCATCTGGTACGTAACCCCCATATAACAAAACTCTTCTATTTCTTGTTTGTTGTATATTAACAAAAAAAGCTGATACAGAAGATAATAACACAAGATATTTCTTCATATGTATTAATATAATTTTAACTTTATTATATAAATGGAGAATATGGAAATCGAATCCATGACCTCCCGCATGCAAAGCGGGCGCTCTACCAACTGAGCTAATTCCCCATAAAAAAGTACCTCTGATGGGACTCGAACCCACAACCCCCGGATTAGAAGTCCGATGCTCTATCCATTGAGCCACAAAGGCAGACGACTACGGCAAGACTCGAACTTGCGCACGTAAAACGTAACGCCTATATGATAAAAATAGCAGGGCGTCGCCTTAACCACTCGGCCACGTAGTCTAATGAAGAAAATCTTTGTTTTCTTAAATAAGTCTATTATCCAGACCTTATATAACTTTTGTATTTATATATTAATAATATGAAATTTGCAGATATTATAAATGATGAAAACATTTATTTATATTGTGGGTGTATGCCCAGAAACAGACGTGAATATACCCAAAAAAAATTTGTAGGACTTTCTTTGAAACAAGATAATACTTTTAACATAAAACATAATGTTTTTGACCAAATATTATTGAAAGACAATAGTGTAAATATAATTCAATCCGAAGATGTTTTTGAGCATATTGAGTATTCTAAATTAAAAAATATTATAAATGAAATTTATCGCCTACTAAAACCAAATGGACTATTTCGTTTATCTATGCCGGATTATTCATGTGACTTGCTCTATAAACGTTCACTGAAAGATGAAAATGGAAACATTCTATTTGATAGATATGGTGGAGGAAGATATAATATTAAAACAAAAGAGATAACTCGTGGAGGACATTTATGGTTTCCTAAGTATAATCATGTTAAAGAATTATTAGAATCTACAAATTTTTCTAATGAAAAAATTAAGTTTATGCACTATTATGATGAAAATAACAACCCTATAACACATAAAATCGATTATTCTTTCGGTTATATTAGTAGAACTCCCGATTTTGATGAAAGAGTACAAAATCCATATAGACCTTTGTCTATAATAATAGATTGTTATAAATAAGAGCTCCAGGTTTGAGTCGAACAAACGACCTTCTCATTACTAGTGAGGCGCTCTACCACTGAGCTACAGGAGCTTGAATATGACTAATTATTTATGATTAGTAATATAACATATTAAATAAATTTTCAATAATTTGACGCACACTCGTCGCGCTGCCATCAGATAAAAACATTTTAATAATTAATGACTGGAAAGAAGACTTATAAATTGAAAAGACGCTCCCTTAAAAAGGCGGGAGGTATATATGATAATACGTTTTCTTTAAATCAAGAAAAGATAAACAATGCATTAAATTATGTACCACCACCAAAAAATCGTCCTCCACCTCCAGCTCCTCCAAAGTTATCTGAACCAAATTTATCAAAAAACGATGAATTGGCTAAATGCGAAGCAGAATTAAATAAAGAAAGAAATCGAAGAATGGAACTTCAAAATAAAATTAGTGAACTAGAAATGATTTTATCTTCGCTTCAAGAAAAATTAAAATTAGTTTCTTCTGAAAAAGGTACAAATGCTCGATCACTCGATGATATTGAAAATGAGTTAAGAATTGCAACACAAAAATGTTTTGCCGGAGAAGAATGTTCAGAGGATTATCTAGAAAGACTTGATAATGCTTTAAGGTCTCACCCAGAATATGCTATACGGGAACAAAAAATACGATCAAAATGGGATTATGAACAAAAAGAAGAAAATGAGAAAGCTTTAAAAATAATGAAAAAAATTGTTCCACCAAATATAAGATATACAAATGAGAAAAAAATTGAGGAAGACATTAGAGAAAAAGTTAGTGGTGAATTGGAAACAGGACATATTAAACGTCTTGCTAAAAGAATTTTTAGAACTAAAGCTCTTCACATTGTTCATTATCCCAAAAATATGCTCAGAAAAATGTATGTAAATGACTTAGTTAATAAATTTGACATAGGTACTTCACTGGATTTAACAGAATTAAGAGCAGTATACGCGACTTTGCCAACACAATTTGATAACGATAATGACGGACAAAAAGCTGCATGGAAAGAAAGAATACGTTCTAAATTAGTAAATCTGGTTAAAAATAACGAATCAAATAATATAATACCTAACAAGAAACGTAATTCTGTATACAAAAATGTACCATTAAATGGATTTTTTGAAATAGAAAATGAAGAAAATTGGAGTCCAGATGCGGCAGACCCATATGCTCCAAGTAATAAGGATTCTTAAAAAATTTTAAATCTGCAAAAATGATTACAAATTTTTAATCATGTTGAAAGTACTAGGATGCATAGCAATGGTAAATTAAATTATAAAAGCACAATTAAGGTCGATAAACAAATTGCTGATAAAATTATGAAAATAAGTGGTAAAATGATAGGTATTTTATATTTATCTGCTTTAACTACAATGCTTTACTTAAAATTTATGCCGAAAAATTATGAACATAATTATTTTTAATATCAGAAAATAGCAAAAGGTTTGACCGCGTAGCAAACAAGATTTATCATTATTTAAGACTACATAATAAAGAGTTATAATATGTCTAAACAGGAATTATTCAAACAATTGAGAACAGATATTGATGAAAATCCACCAAATCTAACAAATATTAGTAAATTATTAGAACAATTTGTTGACGGTTTAACTAAATTTTGTCCATCAAAAACAGAATTAAATAAGGAAATTAGAGAAAGATTTCCAAAACAAATAAAACCCGAACATACATTATTAATAATACAAAAATTGATATTTACTATAGAACAATTTCAATCTATAAATGATGACAAAATTACAAAGAAAATGCTTTCAGATGTATCAAATAACTTCAATAATGAATCAATAATTGTTTTTTTAAGCGAATTTTATGATCATACTGAAAAAGTTTATAAAGAACTTTGGGAATCTAGAAAAAGATTAGTAAATGGAGAAAATATTGTTTCACCAGAACATAGAAAGCAAGTTAAAGGAAAAAATGGTGTCCCTTTTGATATGAAAACTGGGATTTAAAGAAATATTATAAAAATGATTTAAAAATTATAATTATAATGTTATTTATAGTAAAAATAAATGATTCAAAATAATAACAATAATCATAATTATAAGTTTATTGATTTATTTGCAGGAACTGGAGCATTTTCATATGCATTGGAAAAAAATAACAAATTTGAATGTGTATTCGCCAATGATATGGTAAAATCTTCTAAACAAATATATGAACTTAATAATCCAACACATTCATTTACTCTTCAAGATTTGAATACAATTAATGTAGATAATATTCCTTCTCATAATATATTATGTGGCGGATTTCCTTGTCAACCATTTAGTATTGCTGGAAATAAGAAGGGATTTGAAGATAAAAGATCGAATGTATTCTGGAAAATAGTTGAAATATTAGAAAAACATAATCCAGAAATCATTATTTTGGAAAATGTAAAAAATCTAAAATCACATGATAAAGGCAATACTTATAAAACTATAGAGGAAAAATTAACAAACATCGGATATTTTATTAAAACTTCTATACTTGATACAAATAAAATTACTAATATTCCTCAGCATCGTGAAAGAATCTATATATTGGGATTTAAAAATAAAGAACTTCATGATAAATTCAATTTTGATTTTGATTACAAAGAACAAGGAAAAATATGCGATTTATTAGAAAAAGATGTAGACAATAAATATTATTATACAAATCGATTTAAAGTATTTAATGAAGTAAACAATAGCGTTACAAAAAATATAGAGGAAAATGTTCTATATCAATATAGACGGTATTACGTAAGGGAAAACAAAAGTAATTGTTGTCCAACATTGACTGCTAATATGGGTGGTGGGGGCCACAACGTACCAATTTTAAGAGATGAAAAAGGTGTTCGAAAATTAACTCCGCGTGAATGTTTCAATTTACAAGGTTTTCCACCAGATTATAAACTTCCAGAACTTTGTGATAGCGCCTTATACAAATTAGCTGGTAATGCTGTTTCAGTCCCAGTTGTAAGTTTAATTGTTAATAAATTAGAACAAATTATCTAATTCGGATATATGTCCATCAAATATTAAATTACAATGGTCTTCTAATTTAGGTTTAAATGTCTCATAAAAGCATCCTCTTGGTCTCCGTCCACTATCAGCAATATCTCCATAATTTTCTCCTTTAGAAAGGGGAATATTTCTAAAAATTTCATTTTTATTAGATAATTTTATTTCATATACTTTGAAATTTTTATTTTTAATATCTTGTCCATCTATAAAATATAATATATCCCACGCTTCTGTAGGTCCAAATGAGGAAGGCCCCTTTGACATAAAACCCTTTACTTCTATTTGTTTGAAAATATTATTTTTTTTTATAACTATATCTCCTTTTGGATTATCCCAGCACGGCATTATGCCGTATTTCTTGAAAATAGCAAATTTAGCAATATTTTCTGATATATTTGATGGAAAATTCGGGTTTCTTATTTTTTTGTGTAACAGCTCCTTATTCATATCATCATTAGATTGTAAATTAGCAATATAGTTATCTAGACATCTATTTAAAAGGTCAAATGTATAATTATCATCAAGTCTTTTTAATTGTTTACGCAAATGATATCCCCTACAAAATGCATGAATTTTGGGAAACATTTTTTCTACTTTAGAATACATAAAATCATTAATACAATCATTTTTATATTCTTTTTTCAATACCCATATTTTTGTATTTTTCATATATTATAAAATCTTCTTTGTAAAAATTTTTCAAAAATTCTATAGATTTTTCACTTAATTGTCCATCTATATGTTTTGTTGTGTTTTCTTTTGTAACAATTCCATTTATTTTATACTTTTCCAAAAAATATTGGATTTCAGTCTTAAAATTGTCCATTATAATTACAAATTTTGGATTATTTATCCAAAGACTTTGGGGAGAATATGTGTATTTATATTTTTCTATTTTATTTCCTATATAATGATCTGTGTTCAACATTTCAAGCATCAAATCATGATATTGACAATGATTTGGATCACTCCATATTTGTACCCATTTTTCAGGACTATTAATACCCTTTTTTTTTAAATTTTTTATATGAGGTAAACGACCACACACTTGAATCGCATAATAAACTGCCGATATAAATCTATCTATTGGATTTCTTATTACAACTAATTGATTGGTTAAATCTTTATCATATACATTAGTAGAATGGCCATTATATATCATATTGATTCCATTTTTTTCACAAATTTTTCTTATTGAATTACCACCATTTTTGGGTATATGAATAAAATTGACAAAAAAGGCTTGAACACAAGCCTTTTTGTCCATACTTATACAATAATTAAATTATAGATTTACAAAGTCCACATTATTAAATTTAGATGCAATATTCGAAAACCCTGAAAAAACACAACGATTCTTCCTTTTTGGTGGTAAATTACGCTTTGAGACTCCATATATTATTTTTGACTTAGTTAACACATAAAATTCACTAATCGCATCTAATACTTGTTTATTTGTAGTATTACTTAGTGAAGTATGTCCAATTTGTGCATTACTGATGATAATATTGCTATATTTTTTGTTAATTTTTAATTTATACTGATTATTATCACAAAAAAAAATTATGTTCTTGTGTGTATTCTCTTCTATAAGCTTATATAATCCTTGTTCTGAAAATCTTCTTTTATCTTTTTTTGCAAGAACAAATTTTTTATTTGTTTCCAAAAATTTATCACCAATTCTTAAATGTATAGAAATATAATCAGATACTAAAGAAGGTAATATATTTTTCACATTCATTTTAACAACATCATCAAAATAGAAAACTTCATTTAAACATATAGTACCATTATAACTGTCTTTGTAATAATAATCTTTAGGCGTTTTTATAGACACATTTGTTAGTTTAGAAATTTTATCTGAATCAATGTTCATAAAATCATATTTCAATTTTATGTATTTTTCAATTTCTAAATCGTTTATTTTGTGATAAAGTTTCACTTTAGAACTTGAATTCATACATTCTGTTAATATTATCATAAAGAACTTCAAATAATCACCAATTCCTCCATCACCCAATTTGAAATCATAAACTATTGTTTTCTCATAATTTTTAAAGTTGTTAATATAATCTTCCATAACAAAGCATATAAACTTATTTTTCTTTATATATTTAATATATTAGAGACAAGAATATGAAATTTAAAAGAAAAAATTCACAAAAATATAAATCCAATAGTCAAATAACAAATATATTAGATAAAATCTCAAAAACTAAGAATTTACCTCCAGATATACAAAGTATTATTAACAATTCGTGTTATAATGTATTAGATTCCAAATTGAAAAAAGAAATATGCGAATTATATCCCAGACTTAAGAAATTTCAAAAACAATACGCCTTTACAGAAGAAACACAATGGTGTGACGCAACCCGCTTAATAACTAAGTTGTATTTTAAATTACCCTTCAAGTATAAAAAACGATTTATTGTTTTCTTGGAAGAAGATTTGTATACAATTAACAAACCAAATATACTTGCTTTTAGATTTTTATTGAAGCATTTGCAAGATATAGTAAAATATATCGGAAACAGAGAACAATTAATACATAATGATGTATTCGAATTTTTAGTATGTTTTTATGGAGAACACGCTATTAAACCTCCAACAAAAGTTAATTTTCGATATATAATGTGCAGTGTTACTGAATATTTTTATATTAAAGAAATTAATACTTTAGAACAAGATTTAATCATCTAATCTTATGAAATAATATTTCAAATCATGTTTTAAATCCGATTTTCCATAATTTTGTGGTTCCATATCACCGTCTGTTTTTTGCTGCTCCCATTTACCAATATCTGTATCTCTCCATCTAAGTCCATTTTTGCCTTGAATATAAAATAAATCAGATATAGGTTTTTTTGATTCAACAATATTTTTAACTCTCTTATAACTTTGTTTATTATTTTTCTTCAAATTATATGCCTCTACAAAATAACGGTTTGAGTATTTTGATAAGTTGTTCTCAATATCGTCAACTAGCTTATTAACCCACTCCCACGGCATCCCATCCTCTGGAAGTGGTATTTTCTCTAATTTGAGTGATTTGTCTGCTTCTAATTTATTCCACAATTCAACTATCTGATTTTTGGTTAGATAATAAATCTCTTTTTTACCGGAAGTAGAACAAGTTTTCAAGTCATCCTTTATTATTTTGTGAATTTTATTTTCCGCTTTTGTTCCATCTTTATCTGCATCTGTTCTAAAAACCACAATATCTTTTACTTTCGGCGTAAATTCCGCTCTGGTTTCTTTGTCAAATTCTGTTTTTAATCTTTGTTCCCAGTTTCCGGACTTACCCGTTTTATATTTAATACAATTTCTTCGTCCTGTAACTGGACATTTCACATAACCTTCGTCTGGATTATTGTTAGGATACCCATATACAAAACCCATACTATATATATATAACTGTTTTTTTATTTCAACTTCATCCAATTTGGGTTTACTCAACCAAACTGAAATTCACACAATGAATTAATAATGTCATCTGGTAATAATAATTTTGCTATTTTATAATTAGCTAATTCTCTTTCTTTTAATTTTTTATTCTTTTTGGCAGAATTAATAGCGCATAATGTTCTAATAATATCAACATTTTGCTCATATATATTGATTTGTATATCTTTCCTATTAGATAGACTATTTACAAATTCTGCTTTAAAATCTTTTAAATATAATTCTGAATATTCGAGAAGTGTGACAATTTTTCCATAACGATCAACACTTATTTCGGTTAAATCAAATAATCCATTATAATACCATCTTTCAATATTTTTAGAGTCACAATTTAAAAACCTTCTAAAAGAATTGAATAATAATTCATATGGTAAACTATGGTCAACTTCTTTAAAAGGGCATATTATTAAATCATAATCATTTTGGAGTGAAACATTTTTGTTGTATTCATTTAAAGTATTTTCCTCAAAAATATCCAAAGATTCATCTTCATCTTCTGAAAATCTATATATTTCTTTGAATTTATGTACTAAGTTATACACATCCATGTTGTACTTTGGCAATGCGATCTCTTAAAATTGTATTGAAATGTTGTTGCCCCAATGATAATAGTTTATTACAATCATTTTTTTTATGTATAAAGAACTTTATTAGAACTTGTTAATTAAATCTGTTTTGTCTATTAAACATAATAATTTCCATTTTTGACTACTAATACAACCCATTACTAATAACAAATCTCTTCCTTTTTTTAAACCAGAATATTCTGGACATTGTGTTTTGATTGTAGATACAAAATAATCAAGCTTAAATTTGTGTGGCTCATATTCATTTATAAGAGACATTGCCAAAGTACAGCATGGATGTTCATAATGCCATGTTAAAAAAGAATTATAAAATTCAGAATGAAGTATGGTAATTATATTGTAATAAGTAATTTTTGAATGTTCTTTATATATATTATATGGGTTTACCATATAGCTATTAATAACCGTTAAAATATCATCTCCAACTTTTCTGGATAAACAATAAGACGAGTTTACTTTCATTAATAATCTCTTTATTTTTTGAATTTACTTTAAGACAATAATTTTAAAGTATAATATGGAATATTTAAATGACGATGTATGGAATGAAATCAAGAAATATAAATTTCATCGTCATTTATGGAACACAATAAATATTCAAAAGTTCAACAAAGTTATAAAACAATTACCTAAATGTGGAAGCAGTCCATCTGTATTTAATTATTCTAAAACACCATCAGTAATTGTGTCAACATCTAATATTACTGATAAATTTATAAAAATATATGAGTATATTACTTGGAAAACTCATAAAATTAGTCTTATAACATTTGTATGTATACCAAAATCAGAAGATACTGATACTTTCATATTAAATGCATTAAAGTCAATACATTATGATGTATATGTGATATAAGCCTACCATCCAGCATAAAGTATATTTTCTTGACTAATATTGGGATCCATTAGAAATTCAATAATACTTTGACGAGTTCCTATTAATTCTGCATTTTTTGCTTTTTCTAGCAAATCCAATTTATTACATTTGTTAACCAAGAATGTTGGATATGTTTTAAGACAATCCCATTCATAATTAAGTCTATAATGCTCTACTAATCTCCTTTTACTCATAATTTCATACTTATTTATTGGTACATTTTGGTGTACATATGTAAGACAGCATTTATCCCACCATTTTATAATTTTTTTCGCACACTCAATTTCCTTCTTATATTTTTCATTCAATTCTCTACAAGTATTTACGAATTTGTTAGGATTATAGATATATAAAATATTGATTATATCCCACGGAATAATGTTATTTTCCATTCCTTTATTTATGTTATAAACTGATTATTCTACATCATTTTTTATACTAAAGAATTTATTTTTAACAGTAAAAAAAGCCTTGTACTTATCATTATAAGGTACCTTTACTCAATAGAAATCCATTACATGTGTAAAAAGGACAGGGTTTTAAATTTCTTCACGTCATTTTTTTTTCTTATATACATTTATACAAAATGGGAGGAGGACTTATGCAATTAGTAGCTTATGGAGCGCAAGACATTTACCTTACCGGTAACCCTCAAATTACCTTTTTCAAGGTAGTTTACCGTCGCCACACCAATTTCTCGATGGAGGCGATTGAGCAAACCTTCAATGGTTCTGCTGACTTCGGAAAACGCGTTACATGCACCGTTTCGCGTAATGGTGATCTTATGCACCGTGTATACCTCCAAGTCACTATCCCTAAGACTAAGGGTACCGACTTGTCCGACACCCAAGGTGGACGCTGGCTCAATCACCTCGGCCACGTACTTATCAAGTACGCCGAGGTTGAAATTGGTGGTCAACGCATTGACAAACACTACGGTGACTGGATGCACATCTGGAACGAGCTTTCGCAAGAAGCTGGAAAGAAAGCTGGTTACGCCAATATGATTGGTAACGTACCATCTCTTACAGCTTGCTCGGGCACCCCCGGCGAGGATAAAACCGCCAACAAGCCAGAAATGGACTTATACATTCCTCTTGAATTCTGGTTTTGCCGCAACCCAGGACTTGCCCTTCCTCTTATTGCTCTTCAATATCACGAGGTCAAGATTAATCTTGAATTCCGGTCGTTCAGCGAATGCTCGTACAACTTGGTCCCCGCCCCCCTTGAGGCCGCATCGCTCTTCGTAGATTATATCTACCTTGATACCGATGAGCGCAGACGTTTCGCCCAAGTCTCGCACGAATACCTCATCGAGCAAGTCCAATTCACCGGTGACGAGTCGGTCTCGAGCGTCAGCAACAAGATCAAGCTTAACTTCAACCACCCATGTAAGGAACTTATCTGGGTTGTCCAAAAGGATTCCGTTCTTGATGCCAGCGGTGGTAAACAATGGTTCAATTACACTGATGCCGTTGACACTTCGTACAAGACCGGTACCCCCTCGGACCCATATGGTGGTGGTATGACTGGTGGTCGTTACGTAATCGCCTCGGCTGCCGCGGCCACGGACATGAACTTCCCAAGCTCGACCGGGACCGACCAAGACACCTACCTATCCTGGACCGACAAAGACAGTGGTTTCAACCCTGTCTTCTCGGCCAAACTCCAACTTAACGGTCACGATCGTTTCTCGGAGCGCATGGGCAGATACTTCAATCTTGTCCAACCTTACCAACATCACACCAATGTCCCAGCTACCGGTATTAACGTTTACTCGTTTGGCCTTAAACCAGAAGAGCATCAACCATCCGGTACCTGTAATATGTCGCGTATCGATAACGCCACCCTTCAACTCACCCTCACCGCCGCCACCGTTGAGTCTGATGATGCCAAGGTCCGTGTTTACGCTACCAATTACAACGTCCTCCGCATCATGAGCGGGATGGGTGGGCTTGCGTACTCGAATTAAGTGTTTTCGCTTATTCATTACATTCTTGTAGCAATGTTGTAGAAAAAATAACTTTTCAGATATTTTAAAATAATCTGACCAAATTTTCAGTCATCAAGAAAACAATTTCAGTCATTATGAAGGTTAGATTTATATTTGATCCAAGTCTATTGATTTATATGTAATAATACTATTTATTGTATTTTTGATATAATAAGTCAATGAAGAACCATTCATTGTGTTATAATTAAAATTGCCGATAAATACGTTATTACATTTTTTTGAATGGATAAAATCAGCTATAGCATTCAGCTCACTATGTTCGAAATGTTTTCTTGCAATAAAGTTGTTATAATTATTTTGATTTAAAAAGTCTATAACTGGATTTTTAGTTAAAGATTTTGTTAAGATTATTGTTGTATCACTTTTCTGAATGTGATCTTTTATTAATTGAATATATTTATTTGAAAGTTTTGCTTTGAAATTTTGTAGCAAAAGGTTTTTTCTTTTAGTCAAGATTTGTACTGACTCATCTTCTATAATTAAATGTATAACATTTACTTTGTTTGTAATATTTTGTTTTGATAAAATCGATGCAGATAAATCATAAAATTTTTTGTTATAAATCAGACAACTTAATATATCCTGAAATATATTTTCATTTTTGTTTGGAACACCTATAACGTATTTATAATTTTCGTTAGTATAATCAATGTTTTTATGTAATACTTCCGAATATTCATCAGTATAAATAAACCCATTTAAATTATAACTAATCCAAACTTTTTTAATAGTATTAAAACATGGATCCCCTTTAAGAGAATTAAATACTAATGTTTTATTAATAAATAATTTTTTATTTTCATAAAATTTTTCCTTAATTTCTTGTGTTATATCTATATTTTTTTCACTTGTTCCATATTCTACTTTCAATAATTCAAACTGAAAATTGTGTTTGTCTATCAAAGTTATATTATACTTTTTTAAATATACATTTATTTCTTGTAAATTGAATATACTTGAAATAGGAGTATAATAATCTTTATCATAATCACATAAAAAAGTATCCAATATTATTAAATTCGACTTTTTTTGCTGAATAACACTGCTGATTCCCTTTATCATTTTAAATAACTGATCCGAAAAATATATTTGCCTTTTAGCAAAAGTTATGAATTCCATTTAATTTAAAAAAGTTATTTTTTTATACTCATATAAACACATATTATTATAGTTATAATAACAAGTAAAAAACTTGTTCATGTTAAACAGGAGCTATGGTGTAATGGTCATCACTCTAGGTTTTGTCCTTTTTATAAAAAAAGTAGACCTATTCTAGCAATCTGGGTTCAATTCCCAGTAGCTCCTCTTTTTCGACCAAGTAGTTCAATCCGGTAGAATACCTGATAGCGGTAGTCCAGTAATGGTGCCTCCAGGTGGTTGCAGGTTCAAATCCTGTCTTGGTCATTAGCAACTATAAGTTGCTCTTTTATGTATAATTACTTTTCAGATGAATAATGCTTCTAATGCCACCAAGGCTGTAGACCCGTTCTGAAGTCTGTTTCTGTCCATGGAACGAATGTAACAATGCCAT